TAATAATTTTCATAATTTAAGATTGTATGCTAGAGGCGAACAATCAATTCAAAAATATAAGGATGAGTTGTCAATTAATGGTGATTTGTCCTATCTTAATTTAGATTGGAAACCAGTTCCAATTATTTCTAAATTTGTAGATATTGTAGTTAATGGTATAGCTGAAAGAACGTATGATATAAAGGCATACGCACAGGACCCGTTCAGTGTCAAAGAAAGGACTGAATATATGGAATCTATACTTAGTGATATGCAAAATAAAGAAATAAACCAGAAAGTTATGGACACTACTGGTTTTGATATAAAGAAAACTAAAGATATAGAGTTACCAGAATCAACTGAAGAATTGCTACTTCACATGCAATTAACTTACAAACAATCTATAGAACTAGCCGAAGAACAAGCATTAAATGTTTTATTCGAAGGAAACAAATATGAACTTATCAAAAAACAATTTTACCACGATTTAACAGTTTTAGGTATTGGAGCCGTAAAATCTTCCTTTAATACATCAGAAGGTGTTGTTATAGATTATGTTGATCCCGCTAATCTTGTTTACTCGTATACAGACTCTCCTTATTTTGACAATGTATACTATGTTGGTGAAGTAAAATCTATTCCAGTAAATGAATTAGCAAAGCAATTTCCTCATTTAACAGAATCCGATCTTGAGGATATAATGAAAAGTAAAGCCACTAATAGAAATAATTATAACACAAGGTGGAATGTAAATAAAGAAGATAATAATACTATTCAAGTTTTATATTTTAATTATAAAACGTACATGAATGAAGTTTATAAAATAAAGGAGACTGGTACTGGAGCTGATAAAATTATATCTAAAGATGATCAATTTAATCCCCCAAAAGATAAAGAAGGTGGATATAGTAAAATGTTAAGATCTATAGAGTGTCTTTATGATGGCGCTATGATACTTGGTACTAATAAATTACTTAAATGGGAGATGGCGTCAAATATGATGAGACCAAAAAGTGATTTTACAAAAGTAAAAATGAATTATGCTATTGTGGCACCTAGAATGTATGATGGTAAAATTGACTCATTAGTGAAACGTATAACGGGTTTTGCTGACATGATCCAATTAACACATTTAAAGTTACAACAAGTAATGTCACGTATGGTTCCAGATGGTGTTTATCTTGATGCAGATGGTTTAGCAGAAGTTGATTTAGGTAATGGAACTAATTACAACCCACAAGAGGCGTTGAATATGTTTTTCCAAACCGGATCTGTAATCGGTAGGTCATTCACTTCTGAAGGTGATATGAATCCTGGTAAGGTTCCAATACAAGAAATAACCTCCGGCTCTGGTGGTAATAAAATTCAAGCTCTTATAAATAATTATAATTATTATTTACAAATGATAAGAGATGTCACTGGATTAAATGAAGCTAGAGATGGTACTATGCCAGATAAAAACGCTTTAGTTGGTGTACAAAAATTAGCTGCGGCAAACTCAAATACCGCCACAAGACACGTGTTACAAGCTGGATTATTTTTAACAGCTGAAATTGCAGAGTGTCTCTCTTTAAGAATATCTGATATACTAGAGTATTCCCCAACAAAAGACGCGTTTATACAAGCGATAGGCGCTCATAACGTGGGTACATTAAACGAGATAAAAGAGTTGTATTTACATGATTTTGGTATATTTATTGAATTACAGCCAGATGAAGAAGAAAAGCAAATGTTAGAGAATAATATACAAATGGCGTTACAGCAGCAAAATATAAATATTGAAGACGCTATTGATCTTAGGGAAATTAAAAATATAAAATTAGCTAATCAATTGTTAAAAATACGTCGATCTAAGAAAGAAGAAAAAGATAGACAGTTACAAATGCAAAATATAGAAGCGCAAACTCAATCAAATATGCAAGCTGCTCAATCTGCAGCGCAAGTTGAGATACAAAAAAACCAAGCTGAAAATGCAGGTAAAGCTCAATTAGAGCAAGCTAAAGCAGAAATTGATTTTGAAAGAATGGCTAGAGAAGTTGCTCATAAGAAAGAATTGATGGCGTTAGAATTCCAATATAATATGCAACTTAAAGGAATAGAAACTGAAAACTTAAAAGAAAGAGAAAGACAAAAAGAGGATCGTAAAGATGAAAGAACAAAAATTCAAGCGTCTCAACAAAGTGAGATGATTGAACAAAGAAAATCAGGTGCAGGTGCTAAAAACTTTGAATCCGCTGGTAATGATATATTAGGCGGTGGATTTGATTTAGGTGCATTTGAACCTAGATAAATTATTTATTAATTATTATTATATTATATTATGGAAGAAAACAAAGAAAACGTAGTTGAAGAAACTACACAAGTGGATAACCAACAAGATCCAGGTGATGAAAACGTGACAAAAGTAGATTTAAGTAAACCACCTAAAACAAAAGAAAATGAACAACCAGTTGACGATGCAAAAACCGAGGAGGTTCAAGAAAAGATTATTGAAGAAAAGACTAATAAAGAAGAGGTTGTTGAACAGTCTACAGAGGAAAATGCTGAAACACCTGTTTTAGAAGAAGTAACTGAAGAAGAAGCGCAAGAGCAAATTGAAGAAGCTATTACTGAAGCTGAAACAACTGGAAAGCCAATTCCAGAAAATATCCAAAAGTTAATGGATTTTATGGAAGAAACTGGTGGGGATTTAGAAGATTATATAAAACTTAATCAAGACTATAGTAAACTAGAAGACAACGATTTGTTATACGAATACTATAAACAAACTAAACCTCATTTAAATACAGAAGAAATTAACTTCCTTATGGAAGATTCGTTCTCTTATGACGAAGATATTGATGAAGAGAGAGATATACGTAGAAAAAAATTAGCGTTAAAAGAGCAAGTTGCCGACGCTAAAGCCCATCTGGACGGGTTAAAGTCCAAACACTATGAAGATATTAAGGCTGGGTCAAAGTTGACCGATGAACAACAAAAAGCCATTAATTTCTTTAATAGATATAACAAGGAGTCAGAAGTAACTCAAAAAGCAGCAAAAAAGAATTCTGAAGTTTTTACTCAAAAAACTAATCAAGTTTTTAACGATAAGTTCAAAGGTTTTGAATATAATGTCGGTGATAAGAAGTACAGGTTTAACGTAAACAATGCTGAAGAGATTAAAAATACTCAAAGCGATATAAGCAATTTCACCAAAAAGTTTTTGGATAAGAACTCTGCTTTAACAGACGCTAAGGGTTATCATAAATCTTTATACACAGCGATGAATGCAGATGCTGTCGCAAAACACTTTTATGAACAAGGAAAAGCTGATGCTATGAAAGATAGTATTGCTAAAGCCAAAAATGTTAATATGGATCCAAGGCAAGCCCATGGAACTATTGAAGCAGGTGGTGTTAAAGTGAGAGTGTTAGGTGATGATTCTTCTGATTTTAAGTTTAAGATTAAAAACAAATAACAAATTTAAAATTACAAAATTATGGCAATTACTGCAGGAGGTAGTTTGAATAGCGTTGCGGCTTCACAAAAGCAAACACTACAATCAAACTACATCGATTTTGCGACAGCTGGTTCTTCGGACGGTTGGGCGCAACAATATTTACCAGATCTTATGGAGAAAGAAGCTGAGGTTTTTGGAAACAGAACTATCTCAGGATTTCTTTCACAAGTAGGAGCTGAAGAGGCTATGGCTTCTGACCAAGTAGTTTGGTCTGAGCAGTCTAGATTACATGTTGCATGTATAGGTTCACTTGTAACGAATACTAACATTTTCACCGTAGTTAGTGATGGTGATGGAAATGTATCAGGTGATGGTTATACTATTGCTAACCACGGTCTTAGATTATATGACGTGTGTTTAGTAGCTAACGCTGGTTGGTCGGGTACTGGTCAAGTAGCTTTAGTTAACGGTACGGCTGTTACTATTATACCTTACGGTGAAGAAACTTGGGCTGATTCTCCATTTCATGGATCATCTGCAACTTTAGCAAATACGCAGGTTGTAGTTATTGGTTCTGACTGGGAAAAAGGTTCAACTGGTCACGGTGGCCTTACACAAGGTACTGGTACTAATAAAGCTATCAAACCAACATTCAAATCATTTACTAATAAACCTGTTATCATGAAAGATTACTATGAGATCTCTGGATCTGATGCTTCTCAAATTGGTTGGGTTGAAGTTTCTGGTGAAGATGGTCAAAGTGGTTACTTATGGTACTTAAAAGCAGCTAGTGATACAAGAACTCGTTTCAATGATTATGTTGAAATGATGTGTATTGAAGCTGAGCCAGTTAACGCTGAGTCTCATATTTTAGATGCTGGTGCAACTGATGATACTGGTTATTACTCATCTGGTAGAAACCCAGGTGGTATGGATGGTTTATTCTATGCTGTAGAGCAAAGAGGTAACGTTACTTCTGGTGTTACTGGTGTTAACGCTGCTACTGATTTAGCTGAATTTGATGCTATCTTAGCTGAGTTTGACAATCAAGGTGCTATTGAAGAAAACATGATGTTTGTAAACAGAGCTACTTCGTTAGCGATGGATGACATGTTAGCTTCTATGAATTCTTACGGAGCTGGTGGTACTTCTTACGGAGTGTTTAACAACTCTGAAGATATGGCGCTTAATTTAGGTTTCTCTGGTTTTAGAAGAGGTTCTTATGACTTCTATAAGTCTGACTGGAAATACTTAAACGACAAGGCTACTAGAGGTGGTATTAATAGCGCTGCAACTTCTGACGCTGTTCGTGGGATATTTATTCCAGCTGGTGTATCATCTGTATATGACGAGCAATTAGGTAAGAATATGAAACGTCCTTTCTTACACGTTAGATATAGAGCTTCTAATACAGAAAGTAGAAAAATGAAAACTTGGACTACTGGTTCTGTTGGTGCTGTTACATCTGACTTAGATGCGATGCAAATGAACTTCTTATCTGAAAGATGTTTAGTTACACAAGGTGCTAATAACTTTATGTTAATGAAGTAAGCACAATTATTTTAAAAGACCGGGGCTTCGGCCTCGGCCTTTTAT